CCTTGACCCTCTTGCCGGCCATCAGGCTGCCGGAACTTGTCAGTTCATAATCACCAGCCAAATTTTCTGTTGAAGGCGTCCAGACGGTATTGTTCTCTTGGTCGCACCACTGAACTTTTCTTGGGTTTCCACCGGCGCCAAGGGCAAACAGGAAACGCTCGGCGGTCACAAGAATAGCCTTGTTGCCGGTGGGTGCGTTGGTGATAACTGCCGCCAGTGTCGGTGTTGTAAAGCCTAGCTGCCACTCATAAATCTTGCCATCGTGGTCAGAACAACCCACCAAGTATTCGCCCCAAGTGTCGAGGCTCCAAGTGGTTGCTACTTCTGCCAATCCAGTGTCGGGCCGTGGCACGCCATAGGCAAAACTGCCGTAAAGGTTTTTGCCGTAGCCAGTGGTGGATGTGCTGTCAATATAGCCAGTTGTAAATCCAGTGGGGGTGATGTCCTTCAAGACCCCCAAAATGTCCATTGCAAACAGCTTGGAGTGAGTGCCGAGGCCAATGTAAGAGTCAGCAGAATTGTCACGCCAAGTGATGATCGCCCTGCAAGCGCCGGTCACAGTTGACGCCGACTTGGCCCTCCAGCCATTGACAGGCCGGAGCGTGTTTTCGTACCAGCGCACAAGGTTGGCATCGTGCCACCGCCCAGCAGACTGATATTCAGTCCCGTTGCGGTAGACGCCTGGGGGCAGTTTGATGGGTATGTACATAATCAGATTGTCGGTAGGTTGGACACAAAGCTAATTGTCGCAATAGCCGATGGAACTGCTGGTCGCGTTGGGCTGGCGCTAGCAGCGTACTTCTCAATCGTAACGCCAACATCGGTTGGCCGCCACATGATTTCAACATAGTCGTTTGCATTCAGTGTTAAAAAATAATTCATGGCCGCAATCGTGTGGTACGGGTCACCAACACCCTTTCTGGGTGCAAAGCCAAACCTACTATTTGAATTTGCTGCATTTGTTCCATTGACCCGAAACCAGATATCCACATCCTGTGAGGCATTAGTCGTATTTGTAAACTGAATGGAAAACTGTATGTTCCAGATACCGCTGTCAGCCACAGTGATCCTAGAGCCGCTGGCTATCGTCACGCCATTGCTGAAGTCTGTGGTGTTAAATGTTATTGGATAGGCCGTGGTTGTATTGGCCGCCACTTGGTTTGTTGAGTCCTGAAAAGCCCCATGCGGGTTGTTCAAGAACTTGCCACCCCTGATGCCAAACAATGCGCCCAGCGTGCTGATCAAATTTCTAAAATAGCCGTTTAGTGCGCCATTGATTTCCCCAAAGTAACGGCGTTCATACGCCTCTGGGGCAAAGCCCAAGCTGGGGATTGACGGGACTTCTAGTTGTTGCTTCTTATTGGCCATAGCATGATTATTTCACTTATGCCATGTCTGCGCCTACTTTGCCAACTTCGGCAACCCTGCGGCCCCATCCCTTGCCAAAAGTCTCCCATGTTGGCAAGTCCATCAGAAATGACAGCCTGCGCTTGCCATAGTCATCAACCAGATCACCATCAAACGCCGCCACAGCAGCCAAAGTCTTTGGGCCAATGCCGCCATCAGGCTCAACCCCCACGCACGCTTGCAGCCACTTTGCAGCCCGACCTGGGCCACTGTTGACAGCAGCATCAAAAACCACATAGTCCACGCCAGCCGGCAAGTCATCGCCGCAAACCTTGTCCCAATATTTCTTTTTGTACATTGGGCCAACAGTCTCTGGCGTCAGGCCGCGCATGGTTTGCTCATCTACATCATGCCCGACCCACTCCTCCCAGACCTTCTTGGTCACGCCAAGGTTGGTCATGCCGCCAGGGTCTTTTGGATGGTTTACAAAGCCGCCTTCGTGGTGGAGGACAGCAGCCAATGCAGCGTCAAAGTTGTCTTTCATTTCACTGGTCCTGCCTTAGAGAGTAAATCGGTCTTGGCTTGTGAGCCAGCAGATGATCCAAAATAATAAGCAATTATTCCTGTCCAGGCAGTACCCAAACTGCCAAGCATCATCAAAATAGCAGGGTTGGCGCTGTCCACTTTGCCAACAAACATCATCGTCATAATTCCAAAAAAGCCCAGTGTGACTGTGCCAGCAAGTATTGGCGGCATCAGGCTGCGGGTGGTGGCTTGCATCTCCCGTGCTGATTTCCTATCCTCAACCTCCAGCTTTTCAAAGTTAAGACCAAGCTCCTGCGCTTGTTTCTGTAACTCAATTTCGGCAATCTTGACCTGAGCAATTTGATCTGCTGTCAGCTTGTTGTTGGAAATCAAGTCGCCAACTTTTTCGGGATCTACGCCAATGGCTTTGCTGATAGCCGATACAGCCATCCCTGCCAGTGGACCACCCATTGCCGTGGCAATTGTTGGTGCAATTTGTTTTAGCCAGTCCATTACTGTTTACTCCTAGATAACATAGTCGCTGCGATTTGCAGCATTGCTTTGCTCTGCTCAAGGTCTGCTGGCTCTGCTGCCCAGCCTACTGTAATCTGTCCGACAAACCGCCCTGGCTCTGGTGGGACTGAAATGCGGCATGTATAGGCCACCCCCCGAGCAACATACCACAGACCCATTTCGGACTGTGCTGACTTGTACTCACCGCAGGGAATCTCATTTGCCATCAGTTTGACAACATCACTGTTATTGGCCGAATTCTGAGTAAACAGACCCACATCCAGCCCGTCATTTGTCTTGTCCCTGCCGTTCTTACCATAAGCCCTGTACACAATCCTCGTCCCAAACATGCTGTTGACCTTGAAGACCGCCACGATCAAAGCGCCTGTCTGCTTAAACAGATGCGCCGCTGCGTCCTCAACTCGATCCTCTGCAATGGTTGGAATCTTCTTAGACTCCTTATACGCACCGATCAATAAATCTTGATTGGCATATACAAAATACCCTGCAAAGGTCAAAACTGCCATTAGCACCATCGCAAACAGCCTGAAGGGGCTGGAGACATAATCCAGCACCTTGTCAACAAGGCTAAGTTGGTCTTTATTCACAAAGGATTTTTAGAACTTATAAAGTCCATGATTTTCTTAGATTCATTGGCTGGCAATATGTACAGCAAATCTAAAAACCAATTAATTGCAAGAACAGCAGCGCAGCACTTGATAAAACGATCAATCCCAAGTCGCCAGTCATTGCCAACATCAAACCATTTAAGTAGCGATAACACATTAAACACAGCCTCTTGTTTTTTGGCAAAAGTCTATTAGTTCATTTACACCAACAAAGGCGAAAAACATCAAAAAGCAAACGATAGCTATGACCAAAGCAATCTCAGTCATTTCATCTGCTTTTTCTTTGGCCTTCTTTTCTTCTGCTTTTAAAGCGCTAATCTCTTTGGCATCATCCCTATCCATCTCTGCTTGACGGGCCTTGATCTTATTCCACACGGAAATTTTTCCGGTTGTCATAAAAAGGAGTTTTAGCTCTTCTTCAAAAACCTGAGCTTGATCCAGCGCAACCTCGATTTGGAGAGCAATCCCCATGTTTGATTTATTTTTAGACCGCTTGGCCTCAAGCATGGATTTTGTAGCTACGCTACGGGCATCGAACAACTTGCCGATCATCGGAGCCAAGCTGCCTAAATCGTTTGCTACAGCCGCCGCCTTCTTGACTAGAGAGATGGCCGACTGGATACCGGCAAGGGCTGTTAGCGGATCAATCATTGCACCCGCCTACATAAGCAGTTTTTTCAGCATTTCAGCGGCAAAGCCTGGGCCAAGCAGCGTGACAGCAATCAGCGCGTATAGGATGTATTCAATGCGGCTCATGCGCTTGCCGCCTGATTCAAAAGATTTCTGGATAGCCTCATACCGCAGCGCACAAATTTCTTCATGCGTTGTCAGCTTGGCATCTGTTGCGTCTATTTGATTCATGGCTTAGGATACTTAGCCTTGACGGCAAGACAAGCCGCAATGTATGCCTGAACCTGCGCTGTGTCGCCCTTTACGATGCCGTCAAGGTATTCGGCCATGCTCGGGTATTCAGCAGCGCGTTGGGCCTTGTAGGCAACCGCAGCAGCGGCAATAGCAGCAGCCGCCGCCGCCGCTTGATCTGCTGCCCATTGCACTTCTTCTTCTGCTGTAAACGGGACATTGCCCTCTGATGTTGCACGATAATTTGGCATGATCTGTCCTTATGAATTGGCAATGCCGTAAAGACGGAAAGTTCCAGATGTAATGTTTCCAGAACCAGCAAGAAAGCGCACCCCAGTTAAAGCAGTAATCGCGTTGCCGCTTCCAGCACCAGTAAGTCGCTTTAAAGATGTACCTGCATGCTGAGAGCCGCCTATCCAATACACCACTTTCTTTTTTGTTGTACTTGATGGGTTGGTTATAGTCATTGTAAAATTTAAGCTGTCATCGCTAGCGTTTCCGATTGAATCTGTTATTAATATTTTTGTTGCCGCCGTATCAGATGCACTTGCAGAATATGCAGTAGAGCCCGCAGATGTAATAGAAGAGTGATGTGAATAAGATGAAGTGGCATAAGTACCGCCAAGTTTTAGACGGCAATCAAACGAAGTGCCATCGG